GATCGCGTTCGTGTAAGCGCCAGCCGATTGCTGGAAGACGTTGGGCTGCGTTGGGGCTGCGGGCGTTGTCGCGACGGGAGCAGGTGTTGCTGGTATGCGCGGCATGACGGCAAGTTGGGCCTGCGAGGAACCCGGCCCCGTGCCTGGCAGTGGACGGCTTGCTGGCGTGCTGTTGAAGCTGGTGACGCGGCCCGGTTGTCCGGCTTTCGGCGAAGCCGGGGTTGCGACTTGTCTTGGGTTCGATCCGCCTGCCATGATTATCTCCCAAACCCGTTGTCATTGACCTTGTTCTTTTTGGGCTCCGCTTCAGCCATCGGGGCCATCGGGGCCATCGGCTGAACAGACGGCCCGAAGCTGAGAGGCGCAGCGCCAGTGATCGGGTCAACGAACATGCCCGTGATGGCGTTGTATTGGCCGGGGCGGCGGCGCTGCAACTCAGCGATGGCCTCATCGTAAAGACCGCCAGACGAGTAACCTTGCACGCCGCCAGCAAAGGTCTGCGGCGTCGGCATACCCTCCATGCCCGTCATGCCACCACCCGGCAGACCGAAGGCCCCAGCCGCGCTGCTTATGCCCTGCATGGACGCCATTTGCATCGGCGTCATGGCAGCAACGTCAGGCCCGTAATACGGGGTGTATCCGATGTTGGCCACAGATTGCCCGCGCGCCAAATTCTCTTTAGCCGCCGCTTCCAGCCATTCGGGGATTTTGACCTCAGAAGTCTGTGTTCCGCCTTTTCCGCCGCTCATTCAAAGTCCCTTTCCAACACCGTCATGACGGGTTTGTATCCGTGCTTCGCAAGAACCCGCTCCCATCCGCGTCGTCCGGCGATTGTCATTGATGTGCAGCCCTGTGTCTTTCCCCAAGCCACGGCGGAATCAATCATGTTGACGATTGTTTCCATCTCACCACCGGCTAAAAAAACGTGCAGGACACTTTTCTTAGGATATAACACGATTTCGGTGACAGCGCACCCCTTTTCAGCAGGCCACAACTGCATACGCCCGCTCAGAATGCCGTCAGCCACATCTTGGAAGTCATGCGTCCCGCCGCTATATTCCAGCGCGTCCTCAATCCATTGGCGGCAATGCTCCAAGAGCGTCATGCCTGCACCCGGCTGATAGCCATTGTAGCCGACGGCGATGCAGGCGCGTAGGCCGTCGCAGCGTGGGCCAACAGAGAGCCGCTGGTGCTGGTCGTCGCCCACATGGCCTCAAGGTAATCATTGGCCGCAAACTGAAAAATCGAGTCGCGGGAAACAACAATGGTCGCGCCGTTGTTGTGCAGGCTGGCAACCATCGTGCTGCCCGTGATGTTGGTGCCGTTCACGCGCGGCCAAAACCGAAACTCCAACGTGCTGGCCGATGATGAGGAGATCTGCGCGGTGAACGAAACGCGGTACAAGCCGCCCTCGGAAAACACAATGCGCGTGGTATTTGTAGGGTCAAGCGCGATGTCAGAAGCCAAAGACGGCGTGTCAAACTGGATTGCGTAGGCCGTAGTGGCCGCAGCCGCCGTGATGGTCGCATCCTGAGCAAAAATGGCGTGACCATCGCCCAACACGATTTGCCGCCACTCGCCATTTTTTGAAACGACAGGATAACCGCCATCCGCGTCCCACAGGATAATCCCGTCAGAGGACGGGCTGGCGTCACTCGACTTGAAGCTGAGATTGTCCCACGTCCGTGCAAGAAAGCGGCGCAATTCTTCGCCCCATCCGCGCACATCCTGCCCGATGACCGGGATGCCGAACCTCATCGACGGCCTCCGGCCTCAACGTCAAGCCTCGGGATGCCCCAGCGCCAATCAGCCAGACGCGCGCCGACAACGCGCATCGAGACTTGACGCCCGCTAAATCGCACGCTGGTCGGGGCCGCCATTGAGTAAGGCCCAAACGACCGCTCAGTGTCATTCGGATAAAACCGGGTCTTGAACGTCGTGGTCACGTCGCCCTGCGTTTTCTCGTCGGGGATCAACTCTTTGGCCATCATGGTCTGGTCGCCAACGTCAATCTGCACCGGGCCGCTTTCGACGTAGACCTCAGCGCCCTCATAGTTCCAGCCCGTTTCGTGCGCGTAGATCGGCCCGGTCGGTGCGATCAAGATCGGGTTGCGGAATACGCCAGCATCAACGCCGCAAGTGCGGGCCAGCGCGCCGATGGTCCAGTATCCTTCAGCATAGTTGAATGCGACATATCTGTCGTTTTCGTTCGATGCGGCGGATGGGTAGAACCACCAAACCTCGTTTTGCAGGCCGTTCGCCACGCAGGCGACCTTAGAGATTTGCGCGAGGTTCAGGTTGCTGAAGACGTAATCCGACACCTCGGACGGCAAAGGCTGCACTCCGCCGCCGGTGAACGAATAGAACCCGTCGCGGCTCATCCAAAACACGCCAGCATCAACGGCTGCCGCGCAGTTGCGTGAGGCTGCACCGCAAGACGAGCCGACACGCTCAAAGCCGTAGACAAAGGGCGGCCCTTGATACGTCGCTGTGTGCGCGTCCACGTCGGTCAAGATCAAAGCCTGCCCGCGCGTGCGAAGCGCCAGCATGATTTGGCCGTTGGTCTGCAACTCCAGATCGCCCGCCTCGTTTGTCGTGCTGGGCGTCCAGACCGTGTTGTTTTCGCGGTCGGACCACTGAACCTTGCGAGGGTTGCCGCCAGCGCCAAGGGCAAACAGGAAACGCTCCTCGGTGACAAGGATGCCGCTGTTTCCGGTCGGCGCGTTGGTCACGACAACGGCATCGTTTGCCGTGTTCAGCGTCCATTCGTAAATGTCGCCGTCTGCATTGGAACAGGCGACGAGATATTCGCCCCAATTATCCAGAGACCAAGTCGTCGCCGGGATCGGGGTTTCGCCCTCTGGCCGCTCAGTGCCGTAGAAGCTGACGCCGTAAAGCCCGCCGCCGTAGCCGTCATTTGCATCCGCGCTGACAATGCCAGCCGTCAGCCCGGTCGGCGTGATGTCGGTAACGGAGTTGCTGGCCCCCATGACCTTCAGAGCATTATGCGTGCCGAAAGCCAGCCAGCGCGTGCCGTTGTTGGCCCGCCACGCAACAGCGCCGCGAGCCACGCCCGTGGCGGTCGCTTCCCCGCGCTGCGTCCAACCGCCAACGGGCTGCAAGACGCCGTCTTTCCAGCGAACGAGCGAGCCGTCAAACCAGCGGCCCGTGCTTTCTAGGGCAGTCCCCTTGCGAGAAATGCCCGGCGGGATTTGAAGCGGGACAAGCGGCATGTGCGCTCCTTACGGCTTGACGGGCCAGTTCACGCTGTGCGGGAAGCCCTCTTGAGCCGTTATATCACGAAGCGCCTGCCGATAGGTAGTCATCTCTGCGCTCATCGTCACGTCGGACAGCGCCATCCAATCGGTGTCTGCGAGCAGCTTGTCGCGCTCAAGGCGGATGGACGCGGCCATCGCGGCGTCACGATCTGCGATTTGCTCTGCCGACAATTCACGCACTGTCGGCAGGAGGAACCACTGACCACCTTCGTTGACAGGAACGGGGCCCCATTCCGCGAAATGCGTCAGAGGATCAAAGTCAGGTGCAGGCTTTTCGCTGACAGCGACCATCCCGAAATCGGCCATAACGGCCTCCGAGATTTGCTTCGGGAAGCTGGTGTTCGGGTTGTCGCGGCGAAGCTCCCCCACGCTGTAGGGGAACTTGTCAACGGCACCGTTTGTGATCTTGGCGAACATTGTGAGGCCCTTTCTGTTCGTGCCGTTAGGTGATCTGGCGCTGGACGACGGCCAGCATGATCTTTGCCTTCTTCTGCTCCAGCCTTTCTGATGCCAGAAGATCGGAAAGCTGGTTGGCGAATGCCGCCATCTCCGCGCGCTCGTCCGGCGGCATCTTGCTGATCTCGTCCAGAGCAATCGTGTAATTGTCGATGTTGATCTGGTAGTGCATGACCTCTTGCACGCGCGCTGCGAGCGAAGTTGCGAGGATTTCCTCGCGGGTCATCTCTTTGGTCTCGGTCGTCTTTTCCATCTGGCTTGTCCTTTCGCCGGGTTGGAGTGTGGTTAGGTTATGCTGGGTAAATGCCGCCAAAAGACACCTGATAGCATGTAGAACTTGGTAGGGTAGCAGGATTGGCGTATTTAGTACCAAAACCAGCCGCACTCCAAGGGTATGCAGTAATAAACGGGCTTGTGGTGTGGCCCACAGCTATGGCAGTTCCGGTGAGGCTAAACGACACTCCCCAACCATTCCCGGCAGGAAGAGTACTAGGGTTAGTGTATTTAGTACCAAATCCTGAACCAGACCAAGGATAAGCAGTAATGAAGGGCGAAGTATCGTGCGCTAGAGCGACAGCATTGCCTGAAGGACTAAAGTCTACTCCATAACAAATGCCAGTAGGAAGAGTACTAGGATCAGCATACTTAGTACCAAACCCACTACCGCTCCAAGGGTAAGCAGTTACAAAAGGGCTAGTGGAATGAGCTACAGCAATAGCACTACCATCGGGGCTAAAAGCCAAACCCCTGCCAAATCCAGTTGGCAGTGTTGCAGGATCGGCATACTTAGTACCGAAACCCGTAGAGTTAGACCAAGGATAAGCTGACACAAAAGGTGTTGTGCCGTGAGATACAGCAATAGTGTCTCCGCTAGGACTAAAGGAAACCGTAGTTCCAGTGCCTACTGGGAGTGTGCTAGGATCAGCATATTTAGTTCCGAACCCAGAGCCTGACCAAGGATAGACTGATACGGAAGGGGAAGTGCTGTGAGATACAGCAATAGTGTCTCCGCTTGGGTTGAATGCTACCCCACGACCCTGTCCAGTTGGTAGAGTAGACGGGTTAGCATATCTGGTTCCAAACCCAGAGGTACTCCAAGGGTAAACATTGATAAATGGTGTCGTATCTTGAGTTGACGCAATAGCGTTACCACTGGGGCTAAATTTTGCAGCCAAACTACCAGCCGTGGGTAGAGTACTAGGGTTAGCAAGTTTAGCACCAAAGCCACTTGCACTCCAAGGATAAACCAAGAGAAATGGAGAAGCCGCAGATGGTGCAGCCAAGAACTCAATCGGCTTCGGATCACCGACAGTGGACCATGCTACGCCAATCCCTTGACTAGGAGGAAGAGTACTGGGGTTAGTGTATTTAGTACCAAAGCCAGAACCAGACCAAGGGTATGCTGTTACAAAAGGTGAAGTAGAGTGTGACACAGTTATAGCAGAACCATCAGGACTGAATGCTACATCAAGACCAAGGCCAGCAGGAAGAGTACTGGGGTTAGTATACTTAGTACCAAACCCAGAACCTGACCAAGGATACGCTGTTACAAAAGGGCTGGTAGCATGAGCCACAGCTATAGCAGAACCATCGGGGCTAAAGGCTATGCCGTATGAATTACCAGCAGGAAGCGTAGCAGGGTTAGCATACTTAGTACCAAATCCCGTAGAAGAACTCCAAGGGTAAGCAGAAATAAAGGGAGTAGTATCATGCGCCACAGCTATAGCAGAACCATCAGGACTGAATGCTACATCATTACCATTGCCCGTAGGTAAAGTCGCAGGGTTAGTATATTTAGTACCAAATCCCGTAGAAGAACTCCAAGGGTAAGCAGAAATAAAGGGAGTAGTATCATGCGCCACAGCTATAGCAGAGCCATCAGGACTGAAGGCCACCTCATCACCATTCCCAGTAGGTAGGGTCGCTGGGTTAGCATATTTGGTACCAAACCCAGAACCTGACCAAGGGTAGGTTGTGATAAAGGGCGTAGTATTGTGAGTCACAGCTATGGCATTGCCAGAAGAGCTGAAAACTATGCCATTACCATTGCCAGTAGGAAGAGTGCTTGGGTTAGCATATTTGGTACCAAAGCCACTTGTAGACCACGGGTAGGTTGTGACAAAGGGCGTAGTATCATGCGCCACAGCTATAGCATTACCAGAATTGCTGAAAGCCACACCATTGCCTGCGCCAGCGGGGAGAGTAGCAGGATTAGAATACACCCCACCAAAACCACCAGAAGGTCCCCAAGAGTATACCGTGATAAACGGTGTAGCCCCGTGAGCAACAGCCAAAGCCCTTGGTGTCAGGTCAACAGCCGCCGACGCCCCTTGCAGTTTACGTCCAAGCATTATGCGTCTCCCACACGGGCGCCGTAAACCTGAGTGCTGACCTTCCAAAGCACGATGGCCGTGTATCCCGTCGTGTTCAGCGTCGGGGCGACACCGCCGTCAGTTTTCCACACCACGCCAGAGCCGCCGAAGGTGCTGTCGGTCCACGTCAGAGTGTAGGCAGAGCCGTCGTCCACCATAAGCGTGACAGCCTCGCCTGCGGCCATGTTGGTGGCCTTCGGCGTGCGGCTGGCACCCAGCGTGATAAGCTGCACAGAGCCGTTGCCGGGGTCGATCTCGAAGGCCGCGCCGTCCGTGATCGTGAAGATGTCCTCAAGGATCGTGCCGGTGATGGCCGGATCGGTCAGCGTCTTGTTGGTCAGGGTCTGCACGCCCGTCAACGTCGCCCGAGCGGCAAGCAGCGTGTCAAGGCTGTCAAGGTTTGTGTTGATCTTGGTGCCCCAAGTGTCCTCGGACGCGCCGACTTCGGGCTTCACAAGGCTGAAATTCGTGGTTGTTGAGTCTGCCATTTTAAGCCGCCCTTATGCCGCTTCGGTCCAAATTTCCGCCGTGTCAGAGACAGGCGTCCAAGTCTCGTTCGTATCAGACTGCGGCGTCCATGTCTCTGCCGTATCTGAGCCGGGTTCCCACTTCTTGATGAAGGCTGCCGACACTATACACGAAATTGTAGAAAGCGCACTACCCAAGCGCACGCGCTGCAAAGACGCCTCAACAGTAACAGCGCACGCCGAAGTGATCGACACGTTTACCAGCGCAACCGTCGAAACGGACGTGGTCAAAGCCGCCGCTGCCGTGCCGGAGATGTTGCGCGCCCGAGCCGCATCAAGCGAAACTGTAGCCGCCGACGACACCGGGGCCTCAACCTCGCGCAGCCGTTGTGTATCCGCAGAAACAGATGCTGCACACGCAGCAGAGGCCGAGGCATCCCGCACGCGATCCGCGTCAACAGTGGTCGCAGACGTGACAGTGACCGCCGCGCTGGCATCGCGCACACGCTGCGCCGACACGGCTGTCGTGGATGTAACCGAGACAGTGGCCGAGGCGTCTAGGCGCTTGCCTGCCAGCACAGAAACGGCAACAGCGACCGAAGCCGCTGCGGAGGCGTCTTTTACCTCGCCGTCAAGCCCATATGCCTTTACGCCGTATGCGCCTGTACCAAATCCTGTACGGTAGACCGCCACCTATTCAGCCTCAGTCGAGATTGATGTCGAGATCACCCGTCGGGACGCGCAGCACGTCCCCGGTGTCGATCACCTTAGAGGCGGTCAGCGAGGCGTAGGCGATCATGTTGCCCGAGGTTGATGCGTCGAACACAGCCGCGTGCGTGATGGTGCCCCAGCTTCCTGTTGCAGTCGGGAATTCAATGGCGGCATCGTTCGATGCGTTGTTGCCGCTCACCGTGAACGTGACAGCCTCGCGGGTGTAGCCGTTGCCGGACACCTCGGTGCCGCCGCTGCTTTCGCCCGGTGCAGCCGTGAACAGGCCGAGATACCAAGCGGTCGGGCGTGCCGGAGACGGGCTGCTAGCCGTCAGGAGCCACGTCAGGACGCTGGTTTCGAAAGAGTTGGTCAGTGACATCAGAAACTCCTGATTTTCATACGCAGGCCGGTTCCGCTGTGCCGCGCGTCGTTGGAAGAATTGTTCAGGTTATCAATCGCGGATTGATACAGGGCTGCCCAGATTTGAATGCGGGCGTCGTCTTTGAGGTACGGTGCCGAATGGATCAGCGCCCCGTAGAGGTAGGCGTCCGGCGCGTTGGTCAGAAGCCAGTTGGTCGTGGCCGAATCCGACAGCGCAGGTATTTTGGCGAAATACAGCAGTTCGCTTGCGTAAGTCCCGTCAGGAATGGGATAAAGTTCAAACTGCGCCCCGGTCATCGCGTAGTAATACGGGCGGCCATTGACGTTGCTGTCGGCCTCTTTGCGGTCGATCAGTTCCGCTTGGCTGATAAGTTCCAGCCGCGAGGTTTCGCCGGTGGTCAGATAAAAGCGGATCGTCTCGACCCAATCTGCCGGGATGGCCGAGAATTGCGTGTCAAGCTGGGCGGTCGCGCGCGTCTCCATACGCCAGTGACGCAGCTTGCGCTGCATATCAGCCTCGGCCAGCGCGATGAACGTCGGGATGACAGACGTGAGATCGTCGCGGTTCAGAAAGTCCGCGATGGCCGTCTTGAGTGTGGCGTAGGTCGTGATGGTCATTTCTTCTTCGCCTCGTTGCGGCCAGAGATCGCCTTGGCCTTCGCCTTTGCGTCAGCCTTACTAGACGCGCCCCATGCCTGCAATGACTTCAAGAGCCGCGTTGGCTCGCCCTTTTCGTCCCGCTCCGGCCCCGGCATGTT